GCTGGCCACCACGGACGTATCCAACACCATAGAGAAAGCAATTCCTCACGGAATATCTCTAAGGAGAAGGGTAACATCCCCACCACGGTAATACCGAGAAGATCTATCCTATATAGGATAGAGCTTCCTGATACTCACAGGCCGTAATATAGGCCGGCTCAGAAAGCTCATTGTCATCTATCTCCGTCAGGTGATAGAATAGACGATTACGAAAGTAAGAATGAATTTCATTCTTCCAATCGTTAAAATCATCGTACAATGTGTCTGACTGAACCTCCAATATTTTGGCGAGCATCAGTGTTACCGGGTTCCCATGAAAGACGATCTCTCGTCTTTCGGTTTTGTCTGACTTCAGACACAGACCGAGCTTGCTCAGTACTGTGTGGAATTCCGAAGAATTCCAGAAGTGGTTCAAAACCTTGCCGGTCTCGTTTAAGAGTCGGAGTAAATGAACTCCAAACTCGGACCTCGTTCCTATGAAGGCGCGAATTCCATCTTTTTCCAAGATGAGATTCATCGCTGCCAGAGAAAGAGGTGAGACCTGCGAATCCAGCATCCATGAATGCCACAATCCTGAGTCCGCGTTGTAAGCGGATAGGTAGAGTGGCTCTAAGGCTGTCTGAGGCATTCCAATTTCCTTTCACAAAAAGGTTGTTGATAGTGTCTACTACAGCCTGGCATGATGCCGGACTGTCAGCAACTAGTGTTTTCGGTTTTATAGGGGTCACATCGTAACCCTTATACCCGTCCACTCCACATGACTCCCTAAAGTGACCGTTAACATAAGATTTACTCACGTTAACTTTCAGTTGTAGGGCGTCCATGGCAGTCACTAGTTGCGCATACCCGTGTGATGGAATGATTATATCATCACCATACACACGTACTTGGTTCCTACACTTCCAAATGTTGCGCCACGTAACACGGCCTTGGATAGAGCATCCAATAGCTATGCAGAGAAACACAACACTTTGCACTGGAAATGTAGTAGCGGTACCCTGAGACGCGAACTTTCTTAGAAAAATAGTTCGTTTTTCCTTAGAGATATCATCTCTAAGGAGCCTCGTACGTGCTGAATGTAGTGCGGATAGTAAGGACGGATTAGTCCTAAATACTCGCTCAACCACCCAGCACGAAAGTCGGTCACTCGCGTCCGAAAGATCAACGGTTGCGAGGTCCCGACTCCGGGAAGCTGCAAGAACCATGTCTCCTGATAGCCCCTGATTCGAAAAATCGACAAAAGAAGATCCGAAGATCGACTTAAGTCGATTCACGAAGAAGGCGCGAATGTGTTGCTGACAGTACTGATGTGCTGTCGGCTCACTCGCTATGAGCCTAGGACCTTTCGCAGTCTTAGGAACACATATCAATCGACTTGGCGTCTCGTGGCGAGACAGTGCTATCTTAGTATCCCCAGCTGTTTTTGCAACTAGGGAATACGGGAACACCACTTGCAGTTTAGCAGGCCAATTCGGGAAGCATGATTTCTCATGACTCTCGTATTTTTCTGCCACCGCACCAGGTCCATGTTTGAAGCCGGTACCATACCCTCTTCTTTCCGAATCCTCAGATAGAGAAATCGGATCGTAAGGGCCCATGGCACCAATGATAAGATCAGCAACTTGCTGAATCTTATTTAGGATACGTCTGGTACCCTGGTCTTCTTGACACGAGCCTTTTTCTTCGCCTTGCGGCGTTTCAAAAAGGCCGAAATCGAGTTTACCAGGATAGGGACACCAATCGTCAGCAAGGTGTTGACGATCGTGGTCTTGCCAGAGGTAGAGCCCGTCTCCCCCCCAATTAAGGGTGGGAGGTCGGATGCATCGTTCGACATTGTGGTAACTTTCTAGGGTCGCATGAATGCGGTCCTTGGAACACTCCACACTGTACCTTTTCCCTATGCAGCAAAGCTGACGTAGGAAATATAGGGCAGTTATGTCAACGTCCTGCTTCAAACAGGCGTCTTTGTCAAACACGCGCAACCAGAGTCCCGAGAATAATCTCGGCACCCTGATTCTACCAGATACCGTTTTACTTAACGGGCCTGATAGATCTAGGCGCTCCGTCTCAAGTGCTCTTAGCAATAGAGCATCAAGATTGGGAAGGTCTAACGTAAACAATGTTAGACCCCTTGTTTGACAGTAAAGGGTGAGTCTCTTTATATCGAGATCTAATCCCTTCAACGCCGGGTATGCCGCGCGGATGTCTTTAAACAATCCACGCGTGACGGTGAGTAGAGCATTAACTTGGCTTTTCATAACTTGTCCTTTCGGATGCGTTATTCCAAGCCGCAGGTCCGCAAGAGTAACTCCGAGCTCCTTAAGACTCGAAGTTGGTCAACTGCACAATCTTTGCTGTCGTAAGATAGTCAAAGAGTGCCCGGGCGATGTAACCAGTCTCGGCAATAGTATCGCCTTGCTGGTTCTCGATTACCACGTATGTCTTCCGAATGGTTGACAACGTGGCCGGCGCAACAGGATACACCGTATGGGTAAGCTGCACAGTGTGGCGATCAATCACCACACCGCGCTTTTTATCCGTGTACGACGTATTCCTGATGGTAAACCGAAACTCGTCCAGAGAATTCTTGAGAAGATATTCAGAAGAATATCCATCTTGATTAATCCGGACCAAGTTTTTGGCTACGGCGTTGACCGTAACAACTGCGGGATCTGCGAACATGCTTAACTCACTTTCTTGCATAGTTACTGGGAATGAAGCAAATACAGGCTCCACTCCCTGTTAAACTCAACGGTACGAACCGTTGCGAGTAACTAGTAACGAAGCAAGTATGCTCAGTTGATTTGCCGTAAGGAACGGCACATGAGCTTCAGCAGCAACCACTACGCGTTTACGAGATTTAGAGTCTCTGAGAACGGTACTCCGATCAAATTCGAAGTCCGCCTCTTTGTACCCTGCAAACTCGTATTGCGTTGTCGTGTGCCTCATGACGGCTACGCCGTCAAGATAGCACGGTATGATATTTCTTTTCGTCTTTAGGTATTGTCCTACTGACGAGAAATAATCTATCATCCAGGTCCAGGGCAGAGATTCCCATACGGTATGGAGGTTAAACTCCAGACCATGCATGGCTCTCCGCACTAACCAATCGACATCCTTGGCAGCGAGTGCTTGGAACGTTATTGAAGGTAACCACCGACAATGCGCTCTAACCACCTGCTTTGTATTCGCAAAGAATGCTCCAGAACGGAACACTCCTTGACTTTGAAGCGTCTTTATATAGACGCCCGAAGCTGAATACGTGCCATGTTCAGTGGTCCTGCGTAATCCACGATCTGACATCAGCCGTTTGATCTCTTCCATACGTTTATGGAAGGCATCAGCGAACTGGACTAACTTAACGAAGTCGCTCACGATCGGTGCAATACCGAACTGATAGGCTAAGTTATAGTGCGCCCCTTTCTTAAGAAGACTCTTACCAGAGTCTCTCAATAGTTGGGCAATGTCACCAAGCTCAAAGACCAAATTTGGCACGTCCACATAAGGACGTGACGGATTAGTCCTAGATGCGGCATTTACCGCAACTTGGGTGTCAGAAGGATTACCAGGCATACTCCCATCGGAATGGTGAGGGAAGTTTCCCCAAGTATAGACGGCAGGTACATAATTCTGGAATACAGAATGATTTCCCTGTGATCCGTCTTTGTTGAGAAGACCTCCTTTTTCCTCATAACTAAGAATCTCGAGAGGGTAGATTTTGTGATCGCTTTTTGGGCGAACCCAATCCCAACACTCTTCTGACTTATAGTTATGCCTCGTGCCCGACCCAGAAATTGGGACACCGGTAGAGAAGTACGCAAGGCCGCTCGATTTATCGAGGACCTTACTTCTATACCTTTCGTGCGCGATAATGGACATGTATGGCTCCTGCTCGAGGGACGACCCTCTCGGTCACGTGTACGTGACAAAGAGACTCTGTGAGGTGGGTGATACCCAC